AATGCTGCTAGAAACAGAGGATATACCGCTGGCCTTGTTGGGAGTGCTGCTAGAGCGGGGCAACAAATTATTCAAGTGGCTTCAGATATTGGTGGTCTGATGGACGCTGGTTGGGCCAGAAGCATGGCTCAGAACACAAAGCAGGAAGTGGGACAATGGAAAGATAATGAAGGTCGCCGAGTAGTTGAGGCGAGCATTCTAGAAGACCTTTTTGATCCCGCCCTTAGTGTCACTGAATTGCATGAACATACGATGGGTATACGTCTTGCGCGGTGGAGGCAACCATCAGGTCGAATCTTAAAGGACGCTATCGACAAAGCAATGAATGACGTGAAGATAACTGGGGCTTTTTCACGTCGTGATGTAATCGCACGGTATGAATGGATGCGGCATCATTTCGCCGATCGGGCTGTGCATCTTGTGAGCAGTTTGGAAGAGCGTGATCTTCCACCTGGCTTTACAAAAGCAGATGGAGACCCAAAGCGTAACAAGTGGGTACGATCCGCTCAGAGTGCGCTACCCGCTGCTCCTGCCGCTGCTGCTGTTCCTGACGATGCTAATGTCACTAGAACAGTAGTATTAGATGCAAGCGCTGTAATAATATCCGATTCCGCTGCCGCTCCTGCTGCTGCTGCTCCTGCTGCCGCTGCCGCTGCTGTTCCTGCTGCTGCCGCTGCTGTTCCTGCTGTTCCTGCCGCTGAACCGGATGAGTATTCGATATGGGTAAAAACTATTCAAACATGGAAAGCAGCGGGTGTTGATGTTGAGGGTCGTTTGCAAACATATCTCAATGCAGCCAAAGAAACTGGTGATGCTGACATGATTCCAATGATAGAAGAACTGTTGAGACAGTTTCGTTCGGGAGAATTGTGATGGCTGGTAAAATTAAAATCCAGATCAATTCCCCGTCAGGCCCGATAGTTGGATATGTTGACGGAGGTGCAACAGACGAACAGATAAGGGCTGAAGGGATGCGGTTGTTGCAACAACAGAAACAACCGGTTGAAGAAGAACCGGTTGAAGAAGAACCGTCTGGTTATCGATACGACCCGAACGTTGTTTCAGAAACATTATTACGTTCTGGGGTTCCACAACTAGAAAGTGCTGGGGTGGTCGCGGGATTACCATTCAAGGAGATAACAAAAGATATTGGCCCAGCACCGTGGGAGATGGCGGGTGCGGTTGGGGGTTCTGTCCCCGGCATAGCGACGGCGAATCCCGTTGCTATGGCTGGTGGGGCAGTTCTTGGTGCCGGTGGGATGCGGGCTGCTTACGAGGCTGTTACAGGAGACCATTCGATTACCGGTCTTGGTGATCCTGATGCGTGGATAAAGGCATGGAAAGCGCCCGCCAAAGCGATGCACGACGAGGCGTTATGGGGTGGGGGGTTCATGGCAATTGCTCCAGCATGGCGCGTAGCGAGGAGTTATGTACCCCGCATGCTTGGTGTCAGCGATGACGTTGCACTTTCAGTGGCTGCGAAGGCGGCTGTTGCACAAATACCTCTAGGCATATCCGCTGCTACAAAGCGCACTGGCATTGCGAGGATGTGGAGTTCTGGTTTTGCTCGTGTTCCCGGTCTAGGAAAACCATTTCAGAAAGCGCAAATAGCACAGCATCAAGCGGGTGAACGAGCGTTAAATAGATTACTTGACGACGTGACTCCCTCGACTACCACTGCCGATCTATTAGGCATTGATCTTTCAAAAGCCGCGATTGCTACAACGAAACGATTGAAGAGGCACTACGCGCACCTATATACAAGTGCTGATGAATTTGCTGCACCATTCGGCGACATTGCGCCGTCTTCGAAACTGAAGGAAGCTGCTGATGTTATCGATTCAAAAGTGGGTGTTCCCGCATTGGAAAGTGGCGAGAAGTTTTCTGCTGGTGTGGTTGGAGAAATGGGAGACTTTTTTGCCCAAGTAAGGCAATTACCCGAGTTTATAAATGTTAAAGAATTACGCGCACTTCAAAAGCTTCTAAATGACATTAAAAGCAGGGCCACTTCTGTAAAGGATAAGCAGGAACTTTGGAAAGCACGTGAAACACTTCGTTCTGTTGATCAAACTTTTGCTTCGCTTGATGTAACTGGTCTTCCGAAAGGTGTCGGTGACCAGATAGTCGCACGTTATCAATTCGCTAACCGTTTTTTCATAGGCACGCAGCAACTTGCTGATGCACCCGGTACACAAGTATTCAAGAGGGTGTCGGAATATAGACAAGCGTTAGAAGGTGGTTTCCCAGAATCGACGCTGCTGAATGCTGACGAGTTGGCAAAGGTTGCATTGAATAGTGGAAGTCCTGAATCTGTTCGGGCTTTGCGTGATTTAATTCGTGCGCCAGAAAAATTGCTTGGTTCTCTGAAATTGGCAAGAACTGGTAGTCAAGCTGTATCACAAGCAAGCAGGAAAGGTGACTTAGTATTCAAGCGTCTTGTGCGTAAACACTTGGACGAGGCTTTTGCTGGTGCGATGGGTGAAGTGAAAGGTGGTTTCTTACGCCCAGAAGGTATGTCGCTTAATATTAAAAAACTTCGCGCAAATCTTGGATTGACAGGAACAAGAAATTCCGAAGCTGCGCTTGCGGAAATGCTTGAGGGTACTGGCACATCAGTTAATCACATTAAGGCTTTGGTTGATTCACTAGGTGCATTAGATGAGATTGTCATTCCTAGTCAATTTATAGCACGTCGAGCGATGATGGCTGGCCCATCAGGTGCATTGAAGGGGCTGACTGGGCTTTCTGCTGTTAGAAGAATTGGATCGACAGCCGGTAAGGCTGGGGTGGCTGGTGGTGCGCTTGCTACTGCCCCAATTGGTATTGGAACTTTGGCTGTTGCAATGCTGTCTTTGTGGGGTTTTCAAAAAATAGGTCGTTTGCTGACTGCGCCAAAAACGCTTAGAACCGTGTTGCAAATGGGTTCTGATATCGAAAAAGAGTGGATGCAAGTTTCTTCTCGTTATCCACATTTAGCGGAAGGTACATGGGGACGCCCCGGTGTCACTGTTGCGGCCCGTGAAGCATTCTTGCCGATAGAGGCTAAGTTAAGAAATCTAGGATCGTTCATTGAAAATGCTAGTCAAGAAGGTGAGATTTCAGAAATTCGTGCAGCAGCCACTAGCGGTGAATTAGGCAAGGCCACGAATGCGGCCAAATCTTATCTTAGTAACCTTGGTGACATTGGTGATGCTCAACTGGAGGAGATTGCACCCAAATTAAATGGCGCGGGCCGAGTTCTTAAAAACTTTTTTTCGTGGGTAAGCACTGACGCTGATGGAGCGACGTTGCGCGAGGTCAAGAAGAATCACGAAAGAACAGTGGATAGCCGCATTGATCGAGCATTTGTTGAGGGAGACCGCGTAGGTATAGAAGCAGTACAAGATGCTGGCCCTGTTTTTAGCCGGTATGTATCGGGTGTGAAAAAGAACCCAGAGCGGTTTTCAAGTTTGTTGATGCAAGCCGATCCAGAAAGCCAGTTAAATGCTGTGCTTGCGCTTTCTCGCGCAACTGATAAAGCAACAACGGCAAGCATTCTAAAAAATATGCGTAAAGCCTATAGCACAAATGTTTATGGGTCAGTTAATCAGATGAATTTGCAAGCATCAGAGGAGTGGAAAGGATTGAGGCAAGCGTACTTTTCACGCCTTTTCGGAGCAATAAAGGAATCACCCGACGATATGAATAAGCAGCGTGTTGCTTCATTGGTGTTTGGGTCAGGACAGCCGATAATTAAATCGTTATTTAAGGAGTCAGAAGCTGCCATGATTCTAAAATATGTGCGAAGCGCATTAAGGAGTGGCTTGAGAGGGACAATTGGACAGAGAACACTGCCAAAAACTAAAAAACGGTTGTTAGGGCAAATATCCGCGTTTTTAGGCATGACTGTTTCCAGTATGGGTGAAGAATCAATGAATGGTGGGGCTGAATCTTTCGTTTCCTACGCGAAGCCGGATTCGGAGTCGGGGGGTGAAATGTCGGCGATGGATGCTAATCTTCTTCAACAACCGCAAGAGCGGCCTTCCCCATAATGAATGACCACACATTTAATTATTCCAGACGCACACGCACATTATCAATTTGATAACCACCGATTCGATACCCTTGGAAAATTCATTCTTGATCGCAAGGATCAAATAACTAATGTAATTTGCCTTGGTGATTTCGCTGACTTACCCAGTCTAAGCCAGCACGGTGAAGGTCTGTCATTCGAAGGCAGACGACTTAAAGAAGATGTTGATGTAACCCACGACGCGCTCAAGCGATTGTGGGGGCCGGTGAACCGCTACAATGCTCGCCGTCCGAAAAAACCTTTCAGACCCAAAACAGTTATGTGTTTGGGCAATCACGAAGCCCGTATCGACCGGCATGTTGAAAACAATGCTGCGCTCGATACTTGGCTCGATATGTCGATTCTGAAATATGAAGACTTCTTTGGCGAAGTCCATCCCTTTCAAGCGCGAGTCACAATCGACGGTATTACCTACTCCCATTATTTCGCTTCCGGTGTTGCGGGTCGCCCAATCAGCGGCGAGAACATCGGACGTGCGTTGTGTACGAAAAATCATTGCAGTTCTGTGCAAGGACATAGTCATGTCTTTGATCACGCAGAGCGTGTCACTGCAACCGGACAAAGAATCTTCGGATTGTCAGCCGGTTGCTTTATCCATCCCGACTATGTCGAAAGCTGGTGTGCTGGCACTGTCCACTATTGGTGGCGCGGTATCTGCATTCTTCACGATGTTGACGGCGAAGGATATTACGACAGGATCGAATGGATCACTATGCGATGGCTGGAGCGACATTATGGGTGAATATTTCGACAACACTATCACGGTCAGTCCTGACCAACCTATCCCACTTGGAGCGACAATGAAGCCATTCAGCATCCCCCACTACCAAAACCTTTTCCGAAACTCAAAAGACGACAATGACAAAGTGAAGGTATTGGCTGAATATGCGATGAGAAATGGTCTTTGTGGTGATGCGCCTGATATCTTCCACGAATTAGTGGCTATGGTGGAACCGGTTCAAAAGGCGGCGTGATAGGTGGCTTGCCCCTAAAAACCCGCATAGCACCCCCAAAATAACGCTCACAGAGGCGATATGAAGCCCGTTCTTGTCTGTGTTAAGTGGCGCGACATCATTGCCAGCGCGGATTGGACAAAGGCCGAAGAAATCAATCCACCGGTTTTCGAAACATGGGGCTGGTTGGTTTGCAAAGACAAGGACACAGTCAAAGTTGCCAGCACCAAAGATGAGAAGGGAGGCTGGTTTGGTGTCCACGCTTTTCCAAGGGGCTGCATTATTGGTATTGAAAAGTTATGAATATAGCCGAAGTCGATGCTCTTGCAGGTTATGCATTACCAATTCGGGGAAACCATCGAGAGCAACTTGAATGAGGATGCCTCGGCGCACCCTCTGGATTGTCTTCCCCTCAATGCTAAGAGAAGCCGCCACCGCCGCCGGGTGGTGCGTCGGTAGGTGAAACGACGGCAGCGGTTCTCATTTGTCAAAAATCAAACGGATCGTCTGCGGCAGGGGCTTGCTGACCCTTTTCCTTAAACTCAGACATATAAATCTTCATCCACTTCTTGCCCTTTCCGTCAACGTTTGAGTAAGCACCCAACCTTCTATCTTTGCCTTCCCAGTGAACATGTCCTGTAAGGTGCGGATGGTTCTTCTCTGGTTCTTCTTCCCGTTTTTTGTTAGCCCATAAGCCGCCTTCGCCTTCAACGCTCTTGTATTCCTTCTTCTCGTACGCCATGTCATTAAACTCCCGTCGTGGTGTGTAAAATCTACCTAAACTTTTTCGAAAATAGACCTCATCAGAGTAAGCGCCTCTCGGAATCTTCACGAGTTCAGCCAGTTCGCAATGTCAAACGAAAGATGGCGAATATTATTCAGTTCTCGGCAAGCACTTCGCAGTGTATCTGAGAATTTGAAATCAATCACGTCAAATTCCTCTCCTTCGATCTTCGGTAAGCGCAACAAGAACAACCGGTCAACGGTCGTCGCTAACGACTGCTCGACTGCTAAACCATATAATCCGCACTGAAAAACCATTTCCCGTTTCGCCCACTTGCCCTTGTAGTTCTTGGTTGTCTTGAAGTCTCCGATGCAAAGTTCGCCATCCTTGATAAAACGGATGTCGCTGGTGCCAGCGAAGTCGTACTTGTCACCAGCATAATACAGAATTTCTTCGCTACCTAAAAATTCAATATCATTGTCCTTGACCCACTTAACAAACGGCATCACCGCCGCTTTGATGATTGCGTTTTTGGGCACTGCTGGTTTCTTCGCTTTGCCCATCTTGAAGTTAACAAACTTCTCAGCCCATTCATGGACGCTGTTGCCGATGTCGAGCGCACCTTGACTGACTGCTTTATGCGCCCAGCGTATTCGTCGGAAGTATTCCTTTCGAAGAATTTCATCTGTGCCTAATTCGTCTAGTACCTTGTCGGCTTCTTTGGCGACAACGCCAGTTCCCCACGGAATCATCCACGCTGTTTCACCGACCATCCCCGCAATCGTGCTGGCACCGTGCAGCTTTCGCATTTCTAGTTCGTAGTTGTGACGACGGTCGTCGTAGTCTAGTTCGAAGTCGCGCCCGAGCGGTTTAATCTTCATCAGAACCCCCGTGGAAATAATTCTTTCGCACTGTTTTCTCATCCAGCCCGTGCGTCACCGCCACCTGTGCAATCGCCTCAACCAGAGACGAATCCCTCAATTGCTTGTAAAAATAACGAACAACATCGACGAGATTTTCTTCTGAAAGAAATCCGTTCACCAATTCTTTATGCCTTTCATCGACCTCTTGGGCAATTAGATTCCAAGTGTCGTCGGGCCTTACGTCATCCAAATTCTGCATGCAGCACCTCTGTTCGTTGTATTAGTTCGCTCATTTCGTTTTCTGTCAGTTCTGATGTTGATCGCGGTCGTTTGACTTGCTTCCCGGCAAACATGAATTCGTCCAGACCTAAAAATTCGGCCTTGACCCAGAACTTAATTGCCTCGACGCTGTCACCTGTTTGTCTCGCAATGTCCCGAATCATCGAATGAAAATAATCATTCTGGGGATTGCTACGACGTGGTGGGCGAATGGACACTTCGTGAAAAGTTCCACCCTGCTCACGAATGGCAATCGCGGTGTCGATATTCTCGTTGATGTCATCCAAATTATCGTGATCGACAACGCAACGAAAATTTATTTTAAGATCACGAACTCTCTGCATCGTAATTCCTCGATCCACTTTAGCGTGGCCTCGGCGTGAGTAAGTCGGGCAAAATTCCGCTCAAAATCTCCCGCTCTTCCATCGACAGCGTCGTGGCAGGTAAAACAGGCTGGACAGCCGATCCAATCAACGCCTTTGAATCCCGTTCCGTGGTCAAGCCCAAGTGATGCGTAGTGTGCGAAGACAACAGTCTCGGGGTCTTTGCATCCGGGTAATCGAACCCAACACACCTCATCCCTGACATCATGCCACCGCCGCAAAAGGGATTTCGGCAGCTTCGGAACCTTCTGGAAAGGGAGGCTCATGCAGCATGAAGAACCGAGCGTAATTTTTTCGATTTCGCGACTCGCTTCTTTTGTAGATGACATGCCCTTCGCGCCGAAGATCGTAAATCCGTGCGGACAAGCGAGTGATTCCGAATTTGGAGAACGCCTCGATTGAGGAGATGCCGGTCGGGTTCGATTTTAGTTCTGAAAGAATTAGCTGATTTTGCGTTCTGCGCGGTTGCATAAATAGTCCTCGATTTTGTCACTGGCATAGCCCCCGATTGAGAGAATGAAGAATAGCGGGACGAGATACAACAGAACAAACAACACACCTTCAATTATGGTATCCATTTCAATATCCTGTTTTGTGGTCAAGAAATTCTGCTCCTATTTGATTCTGATGTCAAATCGGATAAGATGGCGCAGCCAGCAGCGCATAGTGGGATGGAATACCGGATCGCCCTGACCCTTGACTGCACAAGACCGGCCAGTGATCACCACTTAGAGCGGTGGAAGACCGAAACGAGTTATTATGCCGCATGGGGCGGGCCGGGGCTGGCCTTAATCAGCTTCTCGATAATTGATCACTGATAGCCTACCCGCAAGGCAAGCGGGATTGGGGGTTTAGGGGCATACGCGCTCTCGCGGAACTATGGCAAAAAAACGAACAACAGAACAGATCAAAAACAGTTGGCCCAAATGGAAACAGAGCGGCTTTGATCTTTGTTGGTCGTTTGATTGGAGATTGGGGTGCGGGAAAAAAGACGCTGCGCTTGCGTGGGATCAATGGATAGATTCGGAAGAGTTATCGACTACCGCCGTCAATGCTGCAAAAAAATACTGCACCTCTGCGAAAGGCTCATCCTATCTCGCGGGAATGGCACCGTGGATCAATCAGAATCGTTGGGAAAACGAATTACCAGAACCACGGCGAGAGCAAGCACCGGTCAACGAGACTATGTGCAAAAAGTGTGGCAACCCAGCGACGATCCGATATCTTCGTTTATGTGTTCGGTGCTATACAGACGCGCACTCTACGATCCATTACATGGGGCAGGATCGGCCGTTCACAGAAGTTCTTGCAATCACGTTAGCGGACATGGGAATGGCATATCGTGAAGGAGAATCACGAGACGATTGGACAGACCGTTGCCGCCTTGAGTTCTTCCGACTCGCCAAATCGGGTCTATTTGAGTCGGGAAGAAACATGGAAGTGGATCGTTGAGCACGGCTTCGAAGAACACGTCCGCGAAACGGCAAAAGCGTTCGGCACCGACGGCAAACTTGACGAACTCCCCCGATGCTACAAAAGCATGCGCCATCTGTCACGAAACAAAACCTCTTAATTTTTTCTATGGGGATAAATCCATACCCGGCGGTCGGCAATCTATATGCAGAAAGTGCCGCGCTGACAGCCCAAAAAATGAACAGCAATACGACAGGGGTTCATATTCTCCGCAAGATGTTCCCTGCGACGATTGCGAACACAAACGAAAGTGCGCCAGATTCCGACTGGGTTGTGCGGCGTATGACAAATGGACGGCGACCGGTCGTGCCAACGACCTTCCTAAAAATCCAGACAGGCATGCAGCATGAACGAAGAAGACTTGCGCGATGAAATCAAGCGGTTGCAGGAACTGGTGCAGTCGCTTTATGAACGAATAAAGCAACTGACGGAGGAGGCACAATCGAAGCACTAATGCTAGTGATGTTGGTGGCTGCGCTATTCGCTTTTCTGTGACCAGCCCTACGCAACTCACGTTGGCGAAGCTGCGTGAGGACGGCTATCTTGCGGAAGTGGTCGAGAAGTATGTTCGTACCGGCAAGGGCGGGTTTCGGAAAGATTTGTTCGGGTTTTTGGACGTTGTCGGCTTGAGAGGCACCCAAACGCTTGGTGTGCAATGTACGTCAAGGGCGCACGTTCGAAATCGTGTGAACAAGATAGAGCATGAAGACCATGCTGTCGCACTCGCGGCCTTGCGTGAAGCTGGGTGGACGAT